ACCACCTGTGTCAATACCAAGAGATGCACCTAGTCTATCCATGTAGTCATCAATGTTTAGCTTCTGAGCTAACACTTCTGGCCCTAGTGGAGCTAGGTACTCTAAGAATTGAGATAGTTTATTTAAGTCTTGACCACGACCTAGTGCTTCCATACCAGTTACAATCTGTGGTTTGACTGCTTCCTTTGGAAACTTAGGCATCTTCTTCTGTTTAACCATTTGACCAAGAAGAATGTTAATTAGTGGTAGCTGAAATTCTTGAGAGAGAACAGAGTAGACACCGCCTAGAGCACTCTCTAGTTCTTGTGCCATGAAACGTATTTCTTCTGCTGTCACTCTTTCAGCATTCCTTTGAACAGAGGAATTAAGAAGGAAAGCCGCAGCTAACCTTTCTTGTATATCTCGTGCCATATCCTGTGCAATTCTAAAGTCATTAAACTTATCAACTTGCAACGTGGATACATCATTTGAATCACCTTGTACTATAGCACCACTTGGTGCATCAGCTATCGTCTTTATTCTAGTGGTACCATTAGGTCTCACTAAGAATAAAACTTTGGAAGCAGCCGCAGATCCTTCCACAATAGCTTGTGATAGTGCTTCAAGTGATTTTAAATCCCCAAGGTACTCTTCTACTAATCCTCGACCATAAGACTCTCCATCAACTCTACTAAAGCGGAGTGCAATGAAGGGGTTCTTATCAATAGGAAATTTGCCGAAGGATTCAGGGATAACAGTAGATCCTATTTCTTGATGTATGTGCCAGTACTTGCCTTTGTTACATACATAAGTAAATAGCTCATAGGGCTTATCAGGAGACTCAGGGGAAAGTTCCTGTGGTGAAGGAAGCCCTAGAGCTACTCTTGCATTTTCTGGTATAGTTTTTGCGTCTAGTGATTCTTTAGTTATTATGTAAAGGAGGTTACCCATTGGATCACGCTTACAAACATACCGATCCAAGTGGAACACTCGCATACCCCCACCTTCAGGGAGGTACAATAAACAATTACCAGTTACAATTAAATGTTTCAATGCTTCAAATACTGGAACACGATAGGCTTCCGTTTCAATCTCATTCATTGCCGAGCGTTCAATCTTTGCAAACCCTTCTTCAACTGCACCCCTTTGTTCTGGGCCAACTAACTCTTCTATATCAAAGTCATCAATGGTTAGCCTAAAGAATGGTGAGTTGGGTGGAAGAAGAGTCAACAAAAGTTTACTTGCTAAATGATTAACACCTCTGGCTCCTATACTTTGGTATGGAGTTTGAAAGGTAGTAGCCCAGTTTGATCCTTGATCCTTTAGTAAGGTAGGTATCGTTAGTTTAGCACACTCTCTAGCTCTGTTAAGGTAGGATTCCCTATGGGAAAACCCTTGTTCATATAGACCTTTAAGTTGAGCACCTTCATAAACATTCTTAGTGTCCTTCATACTTTAGCACCTGACTTACTAATTTTTCTTAGTCGTCTTTTACCACTAGCACCAGCCGCAGTCTTTTTAACTGCCTCCATTGATGCCGACTTCATACCTCCTTGCCCCCCTTGCCCTATTGTCTCTGATTTACCGGGTGCTTCTTTACTACCGGGGTCTCCACCACCCATAGCTACTTCTTTGATTCCTCCAAGTATATCACCTACACCCATCTTCTCAGCTATTCTTTCTTTATAATATTTGAGTCCACCACTTATATCATCTGCTAATCCACCAATATTAGATTTTGTTGTTGCTAGTGCAGTACGTACTCCTGTAGCTCCACTTTGCAGATTTGTACTTGCTGCATCAGCCGCAGCTTCACCAGCATCTTTTCCTGCATCAAGGATTTCTCCAGCACTTCCACCAATTTCAATGTCTGGTAACTTTATCTTTGGTAAGGGTGGAGGTGGGGGTGGAGGGGAACCACCAAAACAAAGGTTCTTATTTAAAGGATCAGACTTGAATCTTATTTCATCTGGTCGTAAGTCATCCAGTACTTTAATATACTCTTTCATTTTAATCTTTTTTATTTCTTCTTATAGTTAATTTCCTAGAAGCACCTTGAACCTTTTTCTTATCCTTTTCAGAAAGGTCTGCCTTCTTTCCTTTACCAGAACTTGTTTGAGTTTGTCCACTAGAAGAGTAGTTTGCTTCGGCTGTGTCTGATCCTGCATCTGATTGGTCACCTTTACGTAGTGACATAGTGTTCTTCTCTACAAAATCTCCGACTCCTTCCATACCCATTTTAAACGAATCAAAAGCATCGCCACTCACTTGACCTATGTTATGTTGAGCCGCCTCAGTTTGAGGATCTATCTTTTCCCTTTTGTATTGTCTTGCTCTTTCATCTGCGGCATACTTTGCTTTTGAAATAGTTTGTGTATTGGCTCCTAAAGTTCCACCACCCATGTATTACCCTTCATTTATAAATAGTCTCCAATCCCCACCTTCTGTGCCGGGATGGTAACTTAGTTTTTTAGATAGGAAGGGGTAGTAAGGTGACTCCGGTTCGCACGGAAGAACAAACTTACTTACACCTTCGTTTGCAAGGAGAGCACTCATAGATTGAAAGATCGAAAGTGATTCTCTCCCCTTTACTTTTTTGGTATGCATCCACCAGTAAACTGTTGGACTAAATAAACAAAATGCACCTACAATATCATTCCCTTTAGTGACCACGTGAGTAGGCATGAGTGGGTATCTATCACCATCTTTCTCTGCTTCCTCATAAACTTGTAGTCTCTCTTCTTCTGATGCTATTGGTCTTATGTTTAAATATGTAAATGTTCCCATGTTGTGTGTGTGTTAAAGTTATACGTTTAGTCCTCCACCTTTATACTTTGAGTGTGACCTTCCTTTAGCCTTACCTTTTCTTTTCTTCTTATATTTTGTTGTAGATTCTTCAGATTTAGGGGCATTAAGTATTTCCATCTCTGCTTCTGCTATGTCTGGAGTATCCATTTGTGCAGGAGGTGGAGGTGGTGGTGGCATCTTAATCTTCGGTGCGGCTGTTCGTCCACCCATGATCCTCCTCATATAACTGTGTAAGTCTATCTACTACAGACTGTTGTCCTTGAAGAAATGATAACTCAATCGTGTCACACCCTCTAGGTGGTAACTTATCAGGGAACATTTCTTCTAAATATTGTAATAATTCTTTTGATACCAAGTTGTTATAGTCCATAAATGTCCACTTTTGTATTAGAGTTCACAAGAACCAGCAGTACACGCTAACTCTTGGGAGCTAGAAGTACTGTCAAGTGTCTCATATTTAAGAAGATTGTCCCAATTAATAATGGGTAGACTCTTACTTAGTGTATCGAATTCTTTCTTAGTACACTCTGTGTATGGTGCTTGCTTATAAATATAATCAGAGTAAGGTAAGAAAGAAACACCTGATATGTCATCAAAGTTATCATAGACATAGGAACCAACAGTAAGCCACTCCTCTTCCTTAACGGAGATAGTCTGACTCACCTTATGTTCTGCCCAAAACTTAGAATAAATACCATGAAGTTCTAGCTGACCGATAGCGGAGAGATCTTTTCTTGTTAGAGAATACTTAGGGGATCTCATGGGGAAAGAAAAGACCATGACATTACTGGGATTAGTTATGTCAGGTTCACTTGGGACTCCACTATCAATCAGTAGTGTGCACAGGGGATCTTTTACATCAGTTCTAACTGTCCTAATGTAGTAAAGGCTGTGTCGTGTGTGGATTCCAGAAGCAGAGTCAACGAGTTGACTGACTGTTCCAGAAGGTTTAACGCATGTGATGCTGGCAGATGGATTAATACCAAGGTCACCAGCATGTTCTTTGTTAGTCTTTATTGCTTTCTCTTTCAGCTTAGTTAATAAGTCAGGTAGGTTCTCACCACTTGATCCATTGGTAAGTGGGCAATCCATTATACCTGTGAGTGAAACACCAAGTAGTCTCTCTTCTTCACAGTTTGTTTTCCACTTGTTAGTTAGGTACCTGAAGTTTGTTAGTGTGGACTGCCATGTACCTAGTATGGTTGCGAGTTCCACCTTCCTTGATAGTGAAGCTGGTGTGTCATCACTCCTCACTACTGCTTCAGTTAAGTTACAAAACTCTCGTGGTCTCAGGATTATCTCTGAACATGGGTTAGTTCCAAAGTCATCTCTCTCTTCTCTCCTATCTCCTTTAAGTGGATTCTTTATGTCAGTATTTAAGTTATTAACATGCTTCTTAGCATTAGCACTACTGAATATACCACGTTCACCAGACTTTGAATTATATAAGGC